AGTTGCTGTTGCTGTAGTAGCGTTAGTCACACCAGTAATTTTTAAAGAGGTTTTGTTTATTTTAAGGTAGGTATTAACATGGTTTGCTGTAAAATGATCCACGCTAGATGTAACTGTTTTAGATCCTGATATACCATTAACAGCTAAAGTAGAACCAGCCGCGGCAAATTTATAATAAGGCTGAAAAACATTCTCGTCATCACCATCAAAAGCAAAATTAGAAGTATTAAAAGCTGTTAAACTTGTTCTGGCTAAAACTTGTGTTGCCATAGTAGGATGGCAAACAATCATAGTGTCACCTGATTGTGATATATTTAATTCAAAAATATTAGTAGTAGTCCACGGACAAGAAGTAAGACTGGCTACTACTGTATCAGTTTCTAAATAATAAATGTCTGCTCTTGTATGACCAAAAGCTACTATATACTGTTCGTTATCATCAAAATCAAAAGCAACTAGACGTGCATTACCACTTAAAGCTGTTAATAATTTAGTGCCTGCCCTTCTTTCACAACCTCCTTGAGGTAGTATATTCATATTTCTTAATCGTTTAGCACCATTACTATAAGCAGTAGTGTCACTTCTCATAGTCATTAAGGGGTCTAATTCTCCACTAGCAAAACTAGTTTTAATTTGCCTAAGTTTATTTACGCTACTCTTTAATGCCAATCACTTAATCCTCCACTATGCCTTCTAAGCGTGAAGAGCTTTTACTGTTTCTATTATTAATAAATCTTGATGTAACAAATTTCTTAGTTGTGTTTTGTTGACTATCCATATTCCTAGCATAGGCTAATTGTCTAGCCGCTTTATTCTCTAAAGCAACACTTAGCTCTGTATTCTGCGCTACTGCAAAAGCAAACAAAGCCGCTAAAGTTAACTCTGCTGTGTATACAAAGTAAGCTGGAAACAATACAGCTGGATTAGTAACACCCTCATCATAAAAAGTGTAGTCTGCAAAAACTTTATCTGTTGATGTTGCATTACAATAAGCCATGTCACCATATCTATTGTATTTTATAGTTCTGTCGTTAACTAAAAGCATGTGTAAGCTAAGCATATCAGCAGGAAGTTGGTAAGAAGCATCCCATATAGCGTCAGGAACATCTGTTAATCTGGATAATTGTGCCTGTTTACTAGCAAATCTCCAGCGATAACTAGAAATTAAGTTCTTAATTGTGTCTGTATAGAGATTAGAAGCTACTTTACTTTCAGTAGTTCCGTCTGAAAAACTAGTAATTGGCTCTGCTCCTATCATTATTAATGCTCTTGCACATAAATCAATATCGGTAGTAGCCATTTGAAATCCTTATAAAATAGAGAGGAGCGTTAACCCCTCTCTATAATGTATTGTTATGCAGTTCCGTTAATTGTTGTAACTACTGCCGCATGTGTTGCAGATGATACGACTAGCATATCAACTGTTCTTGTTCCTCCAGTTGCTCCAACTGCTAAGATAACATCATTTTGTTTCAACGAATTTGTTGAAGTGCTAAAATAGTCTGAAGCTATTATTGCACTTAATGCATCAGTTGAGTGATATATCCAAAGGCCAGGGTTAGCACCTCCGACTTTGAATAATGTTGTTGCTGTATAAGCCATTTATATCTCTCCTTATTCTGCTGATTGTATTTCATATACAGCAGTATCGTCAATTAAGACAACACCCATGCTCATATATGCAGTTATTAGATTAGATACTCTTTCAGGGATATAGTTAATCTCTGTTCGAACATCTGCGGCTATAGCCACACCAGCACCAGCTCTATGATATGCGAATGCTTGACGTTTACCACTAGCTAATGGCAATCCTGAGAATGTCATCCAAAGGAATCCTAGCCATCTTTTAGCTACCATTCCGCCTTTGTATGGCAATTCATCTGGGCCAATAAAATCAGCATTAGTAAAAGCATCTATAGCTAGAAGATCTATCCATTGATCAGGAGAAACAATAAAGTATCTATCCCCATCATCAGGCACATCATTCTCACCCATGCCAGCAAAAACTGCGTTGATTTTAGCTTGAGTTAATCTTGCAGAACCTGATTCAGCTTGTACGTTTGAAGTTCCATCAAGAGCTGTACATATTAATTCGTCAACTTTTCTTCCTAATGCACCAGCAGAAGATTGCGCTACTATTGATCTTTCGTCAATGTTGGTTTTTAGTTCGTCAAGACTGTCTACATAGTCAGCAGAATAGTAATCAGCTAATGTTACTTCTACATTAGTGTGATCTAAATTCATAACTGGTACTTGACCATGTCTTGATTTTTGAACAGCAGTACCTTTTCCAACTTTTTGGAAACGAGTTTGACTACCTTGTACGTTTGGTTTTACACGAAGCGTTCCTTGAAGTTTTGAACCCATGCGTTGAAATGCTACATGGACATCACTCTCGAACTGCTTAATGAAAGCTTGGTCTATTGATAAAGACATAATTGCCCTCCATTTAAATTAAGTTAATGAACGAGATTATCAAGTTCGCTCTCTGTAAGGTTGTCCTAATGGGCCTCACTCAATTTAAACTTGGTCTACGCTTAGATATTTACTAATTTTAATCAGCAAATCTACGCACAAAGTAATAAAATATCTTATTTTTTATAGTGATTGGCTTAGTTGACACAGTAAAACCTAGCAAAATCAATAGGTTAATAGCTTTTTTATTCTCTTTCCACACCAAATTGTGTACTTTATCAAAGGGAATTGCTACATAACGTACCCATTTGACAGCCATTTTGCCTATAGTTACTGGATTATCGAAGGCTTTTTCTGTAGCAAGCACCCATATTGTAGCCACTTTTAACCCATCAGGTACAACTCCACCTATTAGAACAGGTTCTTTATCTTTATATAAAGTAAGAGTCTGGTTATCTTTCCTAACCATTGCAGTATTAATAGCTTGCAAAGGAGTTTTGTTAAAGGCTTCGCATTCAACAACATCTTCTTTACGCATGTTCCTTGCTATATGTACTGCGTCTTTCCTAATAGACGGAGATACAAAATACAAAACTATCCAAACATTTTAGAAAAAGCTTCGTCTATTTGTTTAACATAAGCCGCATCTCTTTGTGACGGATTAGAGTAACGAGGGTCTAACATCATTTCTTCTAAGTCTTTTCTAGTTTTTCTTGTTGATGCTACATCTAAGTTATTGCCAATGTTAGATTTTTGGCTTTCCATCATGCGTTCTAAAGCTTTAACACCATCTGCTGTCGTAGCCATTTGCTCTATAGCCTTGCCTTCTTCAGGAGTAAAGTTCTTATTAACCCAAAAACCTACAGCTTCTGTCCTTGCTTTAGCATTATCACCCAGTTTACCCATCTCTTCTTCTTGACTTGGCCCTACACTCATACCATTTTGCATAAACATTTCTATACCAGAGTTGAATCCATCTTGATCTATACCATTATTATGGCAATAACCTTTCCAACTATCCATTAAAGCATTGTCTGCATTAATACCTTCTGGCATTTCAGGTATAGCATAACCACTAGGTTCTTCTGGTAATCCTTCAGCTACTTCTTTTTCAAGCTTTGCAATAACATCTGCTTCCATGTCTTCAGATCTTTTACCAACAAAGACTTCAAGCTCGCTATAAGATTTTGCCATAGCCTCGTAGTCTGCTTCTCCGTTCTCTGACCAAAATTTTTGTGGTAGCCACTCTGGTCTTTCAGTAGTTGGTATACTTTCTCCTGCTCCGTCAAGTAATCCATCTGTTGTTGGCTCTGATTCTGGTTGTTCTGCTGGTTCACTTAGATTTGTTTCGCTCATATTCACCACCCTTTATCCTTGTTTCAGTTAAACCTACAACAAACCTCATGCCTTCTCTATGTCTTAGCTCTGTATCAGATATATTAGGCCCTGCAACACTTTCTATAGTAATAGATCTTAGATATTGTAGAACTTTTTTACCTGATGGTGCAGAAAAAGTAGTAACAAAATGGTCATTAATTTCTTTTTCTCGCTCTGCTGAACGATTGTGACCATCAATACTTGTTACTTTTTTATCTTTATTGCTGTCCATTTGGAGGCATCTGCCCTTGTTGCGGTTGTTGTTGTTGTTGTGCTTGTTGCATTTTCAACGCTTGCTCAACCATTTGTTGTTGTTCTTCTGGAGTCCTGATTAACTTCTCAGGGATTCCAAGCTTGTTTGCAAGATAAGCTGTTGCTTCGTTGGTGTCAATCAATCCGTTAATTAATTGTGGACCAAAGCGAGCCTGCACTAATTCAAGGAATCTATTAAACGAAGATACATCTTGGTTAGCCTGCGCTTGAGCTAACGGAGATGTTGATTGTATTTTTACTTCTTGTCCGTTAATAACAGGCAAAGTAATACGACCTTGCTTCTTTAATATATGCACAACTCTTTGCAATACTGGTTGAACCATCTCAGCTTGTAACCTACCAAAGGCTGATCCTATTTGTTTAGATAGATCTGCCATTCTTTCCGCTACTTCTGTAGCAGACATAGGTGTTTTGTTTGGATCACCAAGTGTTTCGTTGTACAAAGCTTTACGAATATTAGTACGCATATCTTTTAAAACTAAGTCAGCAACATTAAAGTTGCCTGCCTGTGCAACTGGCTCTAGCCCACGACTTCCTGCCGCTCTAGGAATAATTGTTCCGGGCAACAGTTGTATTGTATCTACATTGATAATGCCATCATCTTCTAGTTGGTACATTCCAGAGATAGCCATCTGTGCATTCTCTAGTATTAGTTCTATTACAAGGTTGGTAGTCTTAACAGCAGGCATTGTGTTTAACAATGGCCCTCTTCCCCAGATTTCTCCAGAACTTTTACCCCATCTGAATACAACATAAGGGTTACTACCCTGTCCTTCAAACCTTTTTTGTACTAGAATATGTTTATGCTTAACAGAGAAGACAGTATATATATACGCTTCTACATTAATGTCTGTGTAATCTTGATGCACACCTTCTACTAAATGGCAATACATATCCTTGCCTTGTGTCAGATCCTTTTTTATATCCATAGGTAAGTCTGCCTCTGGATAAGCAACTAAGATATTAGATGCTCTAATGTTTCTATCACGATACACACAATCGATTGCATCAGAAGGCCCGACATCTAAAGTAAGATGTGGTAAAGGTATAGCAGTAAATCTTACAGGATGTGTAGCGTTACCCTCTTCTATTAACAAACCACCAGTACCAACAGCTAAATCTAAAAATGACTCATGGACTTCTTGTGAGAAGTTAGAGTTCTGTATTACCTCAAAGATATAACTGGTAATGTTATCTAGTTGTGCGTTAACTTCTGCCCTCTCTTCTTCTGGTACTTCTGTGCCTGCAACAAAATCAGCCCATCTTGCATAGTTAGGAACAATACCTGCTTGCAAACGGGAAGCAAATTCTTGTACTCCTGTTACAGCAGTTTCGTCAAAGATCTTATCAGTACGATTACTGCCAGCAGAGGTAGCATAAAAGCTTTCTCTAGCTGGCATTGCATACTCATAACATTCTTCGAAGACTGGTCTCCATTGTTCTTTAATTGTATTGGCACGTTTGTACTTTTCAATCATTCTCTCAATAGGTTCACCTATAAGAGATGTCGGGTTAGGCATCATAATAGGCATATTTTTACGCTCCTAATGTAGGACTTTGTCCAGCTCCCAAGAATCCTGCTCCAGTAGAGTTAATAAGACTTGAGCTTCCACCCATTCC